CTACCCTCTGAGCTGGGCGATTACCCCGGATCCTGACCGGGATTCCGGAATCCTTCCGCCTGTCCCAGAAAATTCCGTCTCGCCGCCAGTCTCACCCGGCTCGGCCCACGCCGCATCCAGAACATCGCGCGTACGCTCCTCCGCCTCGGCGAACAGATGCGAGTACGTGCGCAGCGTGGTCATCACGTCCTTGTGCCCGAGCCGCTTCTGCACAACCTTCGGGTTCTCCCCGCCCGCGATGAGCACCGAGGCGTAGTGGTGGCGCAGCTCGTGCCAGTGCCGCGGCTCCACCCCCGCCCGCTTGCAGATCGCCTTCAAGGCGAAGGCGATCGTCGACTCCCCGATCAGCCCGGCGGCCGGCATCGTGAAGATGAGCCCGGCACCCGGCCCGGCAGCGGGCACCGGGTGCCGCTCGATGTACGCGGCGAGCACGTCAACGACCCGCTTGGGCAGGGGAAGAGTGCGGAGCCCGGCGCCGGTCTTCAGCTCGTCGAAGTACATCCCTTTCCCCTTCTCGTGCACGAGCTGCTGGTCGACGAGCATCGTGCGCCGCAGGAAGTCGACGCGCGCCAGGCGCAGGCCACGGATCTCTCCGGAGCGCAGTCCGGTGAGGGCGGTGACTTCAAGCATGGTGCGCCACCGGTCGATGTTGGCGGCGGCGATGAGCTGCTTCACCTCGGCCACGTCGGGCGGCTGGACGGCGGTCTCGTCCATGGCAGGTGCGGGGATCTGCTCAAACGGGCTGACGGGGATGACGCGGTCGATGACGGCGAGGCGGAACACGCCGCGGACGTAGCGGGCAACCCGGTTCGGGTAGGTCCCGCTGAGCTTGTACTTGCTGATGAGGAGCTTCTGCCAGGCCCCGGCTTCGGACGGCTTGATGGAGCGGATCTCCCGGTGACCCCACTCGGGGAACAGGTAGCGGCGGAGCGCTCCGAGGTACTCGACTTCGGAGCGCCCGTTGATTGACTGGGCTGGGAGCCACGTGTCGAGGGCGAACTGCTTGACGGTGACGCGCCCGGCCTTCGGGTCCAGCCACGAGCCGGTGGCCTTCGCCGACTCCTGCTTCGTGATTTCCCGCTCGGCCTCAACCTTCGTTGCCCAGAGGCTGGTGACCTCGCGCCCATTCGGGTCGTCGTACCGGGCCTGCCAGCGTTTGCCCTTCCCGTGCGACGCCGAGGCGACCATGCCCTTGTGCTGCCCGCACTCGGGCTCATCGGGCGTCGGGCGGGTCTTGTGCCAGCGGTCAGCGACGTACCCCATGGAGCGCTCCCAGTGTGCGGCCGGCGTCCATGCCCGCTCCGAGGAGGTGGAGGGCGGCCTCAGTGCGGATGCGGGGGTTGGTGCGAGCCAGAGTGTTGATGACGGCGGTGGGCCGCCCGGCGATTCGGCAGGTGAGTGCGGCCACATGCGGGCCGAGAGCTGCGTGGACGATCTTCGGTTTCGGCTTCGGCTCAGGCATGTCGTTCCCCGTTCTCTTCCGGAGCGGCAAGCTCCGGGTGAGTGAGGAGAATATGCCGGGTCACCACTTGGTGACTACGAGTTCGCCTGATTCGTTGAAGGTTGCACACCATCCGTCTCGGCAATGAGCCCTTGTTTCCGCAGTTCGTCCAGGGCGATCTTCGTGGCTGCGCGAATCTCAGCCGCGGTGGCGTGTTCGGTGGCCCGCACCATCGCGTTCGTCATGATTCCGGCCAGTCGTTCGGCGTCGATCTGCCCTTGGTCGGCTGGCACGTTGCGCCACCCATCACCTGGTGGCGCGGCGCCGTCGAGTACGGCGTCGACCGCTCCTTCGGGCCAGCCGAGCGCAGCGGCAATGCGGCTGAGGGTGTAGGGCATCCGGGCTTTCGGCGCGACGCCGGCTTCGGCGTCACGAACGCTGCGCCCTGACACGTCGGCGGCCTCGCCCAGGCCCTGCTGGGTGAGGCCGCGGTGCTCGCGGGCGGTGCGGAGTGCTTGGCCGAGCCGGGCCCAGGCTTCCGGGTCGCGGTTCATGGGGGCGGCCTCTCTCCTGTGTCGCGTGCGGTATGCACGCAACGATCAGCAACGAACGGCAACAGAGTAAGGCCACCCTGCTTGGCACGCGATGCCGACCCCAGAGATTGACTGAAAACTCATCAGGTGTCTACGGACAGTGATCGCTAGCTGAACCGTCTCGAAGTATCTCGACGCGTCCGCTTGCATCCCTGCCGCTCGTTGCCTATCGTTTCCCTCATGAAGGCCGACGGACCGAGAATCCGGAGCCGACGGGAATCGAGCGGCTACGGCCTGCGCCGGTTCGCGAAGGACGCCGGGATCTCCGCATCGCATCTCTCCCGCATCGAACGAGGGGAGAGAGACCCCCAGCCCGAGGCGCTCGCCCGTATCGCCACCCATCTGGGGTGCGACATCGGCGACCTCACACCGGAAACGAACGGAGACGACAGTGGCAACGACCACCGCCGCACCGGACCTGATGACGACGAAGGAAGTCGCGGCGCTCATCCGTAAGACGCCGCACGCCGTACGTCAGATGCGGCACCGGGGCATCGGCCCGCAGGGGATTCGCGTCGGCAGGGGCACGCTCTACCGCCGCGCTGCGGTCATGGCGTGGCTGGAGGCCCGGGAGCAGGCGGACCCGCTGGCGCAGCGCGCCCTCGCCGCCTGATCCGCCTCATGAAAGCGGGGCCGCCGGACCCTGGCCGGTCCACTGCGACCCCTCGGCAGTACCTCAACTCTCAGAAATCGAGGACACCGTGAAACAGAATCCTATCCCGCAGTTGGGTGCCGCGACGGCGCTGGTGCAGCTGCTCAGTGAGAACCCGCGTCTGCCGTTGCTGGACTGGTCGATCGCGGATGACGCGCTGCCGTTGTCGGGGACGTGCTTGAACGATGGCGTGGACATGGGCCCGGTGATTGCGGCGTATGCCGAGGTGCTGGGCGGCACGGTTCGCGAGATCGAGTTCGTGTCGGCGGACGGGGCGCGGATGTACAGCGCGTCGGTGGCCGCGACGTGGCGGGATGTGCGGGTGATCGTGCGGGGGACCTGCGCGGCGTCGGTGCACACCGTGGCGGTGGCGGCGTGAACGCCCGGCGGATCAACGCGGCGGCTGGTGTGGTGCTGGCGGCGCAGAAGCAGCGGAACACGGCGACCGGTATCGCGGCGGCTCTGGAGGCGGCGGGGTTGTTGCAGTCCCCGGAGTCGGCGGCCGAGCGGGCGCAGTTGCAGGACGACATCACCGGGGCGTGCCTGGCCCGGTACGAGGAGGAGCAGGAGAACCTCCGGCTGCGGGCCCGGGTCGCCGAGCTGGAGGCGCAGGCCGCTGAGCTGAAGGCCGACCGCGCCGACCGGCAGGACGACCTCGCTGGTGCGCTCGGCCACTCGAAGGGCACGGAATGGCCGGACCTGATCAGCGTCGCCGCTGCCGCGACCGCATCGGAGGCCCGGCCGGTCGAGGACCCGCACGACTCCCCGCTGCACCACACGTACGCGCTGGGCCGCGACCTCCCCGAGGTGACGCCGGCCGCCGAACGCCTGCTGTCCGGAGACGAGTTGAAGCGGGCGCTGCGCGGCCACCTCTTCGGTGGCGGTGCGTCGTGAACGGCTGGCAGATCGTCGCCGGGTCGACGCTCGCGTACGCCCTGTGCGCCATCGCCCTCGTGGTCGTGATCGACGGCCACCACCCCCTGTCTCATCTCGCTGAGCTGCTGCACCGTCTCGGAGGCCGCTGATGTCCGCTGACCTGACGCCCGAGGACGGGCCGACCCCCTACGAGCAGGCCGCCGCCGAGGACGGGTTCACGTCGTCGGCCCGGTGGATGCCGTCGCAGATGCGGCACCCCTTGTACGCCGCGACCCGCCGCCACTTCGCCGCCAACCCGCTGCCGACGCAGAAGAACCGGAGGGCCGCATGAGCGCCGCTGAGCACCTGGCTGAGGCCATCGACGTGGGCTGCACCCGCGACGACCACGACCACATCGCCATGCACCGCGCCGAGGTACTGGCCGAGGCCGCCGACTTCGTGGGCAACAACGACACCTGCGGCTGCGGGGGCTGCGACACCTGCATCCCCCGCCAGCTGGCCGCCGGGCTCCGCGCCATGGCGACCGCCCCCGCCGCTCTTGCCCGCATGCAGGACGCCGCCGACACCCTCGCCGCCGCGCGCGGCACTGCCCGGCCCGACTTCTACGAGCCCGGCCACACCTACGCCGACCCCAACTCCAGGGCGTACGACTGGCGATTCCGCTGCGACACGGTCACCACCCACCCCGAGGACAGCGAGCGCACCGCGCTGGGCTGGCGGTTCTTCAAGGGCAGGTGGGAGCCCATCGCGTACGGCGAGGACGACTGGGACGTGCAGGGGTTCGTCGGCACCACTGACCAGCTGGAGGCTCCCCGTGGGTGACACGTTCGGTGGCGAGTACCGCCGCCCCCGCGCCGACGGTGTCGGCTGCTGCCAACGCGAACTCCAGGACCGGGCCTACTACGACCAGGCCCCCCGCGCCGGAGTGTCCTGCCTCCTCATCGCCCTCCCCATCAGCCTCGCCATGTGGGCCGGACTCCTCACCGGAGCACGGGCCCTGATCGGAGCCATCGCATGACCGCCACCGACATCGCCAAGGCCGGGGGATCCCTGGCCATCCGCCCCGACCAGCTCGGCTGGACCGACGAGCAGGCCGCCGTCCTCCGCCAGACCGGCATCGACAACGACGTCACCAACGCCGAGCTGGCCAGCTTCCTCCACCTCTGCCAGCGCACCCAGCTCGACCCGTTCAGCCGGCAGATCTACCTCATCGGCCGGTGGGACAACCGGCAGAAGCGGAAGGTCTTCACCCCGCAGACCGGTATCGACGGCTACCGGGTCATCGCCCACCGGGTGATCGCCGAGACGCGGCACAGCTTCGGCTACGAGGACACCCTGTGGTGCGACTCGAACGGCCAGTGGCGGGACGTGTGGCTGTCCGCCACCGCCCCGGCCGCCGCGAAGGTCACGGTCCTCCGGAACGGGCAGCGGTTCTCCGCCGTGGCCCTGTACCGCGAGTACGTACAGACCGACCGCAACGACAACCCCACCCGCATGTGGGCCAACATGGGCGCCAACCAGATCGCGAAGTGCGCCGAGGCGCTCGCCCTGCGGAAGGCGTTCCCGCACGACCTGGCCGGGGTGTACACGGCTGAGGAAATGGCGCAGGCGGACAACCCGGCGGAGGACGAGCGGCACCTGCGGAAGGTGGAGCCCGGCCAGGGCGACCCGTGGGAAACGGCCGCTCCCGGCCGCGACTTCCTGACCGAGGCCGAGACCGCGCCCGACGTCGAAGCAGTCCGCCAGATCTGGCGCGAGGCCAAGCAGGCGGGCATGCCCGAGCCGGTGCTGGCCGGGATCGTCGAGATCAGCAAGTTGAAGGACGCCGCCGAGGCTGAGCCCACCGCCGCGCCGGAGGCAACCGACGAGGGCGTGGTCGACGCCGAGGTGCTGAGCCCCGAGGACGACTACGCCGACGCCGTCGCCGAACTCCGCGCCGCCGCCGACGCCGCCCGCCTCGACGACTTCGACGCCGGAGTCACCGGTGCCCTCGGCATGCCGCTCGCCGACGCCCCCGTCGACGCGATCCGCGCACTCGCCGCGCAGATCCGCCCCGCCGCCGCCTGACCCACCGCACAACGGGGCCGCCCGCGGGATAGGCGGGCGGCCCCACCAAGGAGCATCCCATGAACATGCAGCAGCTGGCCCTCGAAGAGGCCGCGCTGAAGACCCTCGCCGACACCGTCATGGACCGGCTGAAGGCGGTCAAGGCCGAGATGCAGGAAGCCCTCACCGAGGGCGGTGTCGGCAAGGTCGACGCCACCCTCCCCGACGGGACGAAGGTCGCGGTCATCAGCCGCACCGACTCGAAGCCGGCCGCCGTACTCGTCGACCCCGAGGCGTTCCTCGCCTGGGTCCGGGCCAACCGGCCGACCGAGGTCACCACCCGGCTCGTCACCGAGGTCCGTCCCGCCTACGCCACCGCCCTGCTCGCGGAGATGACCGCTGCCGGGACCGCCGAGGTGTCCGACAAGGAGACCGGTGTCGTCGACAGCGTGCCGGGGGTGGAGATCCGCGCGACCCGGTCGACGACCCACTCGGTACGGCCGACGAAGGACGGCCGGGACCTGATCGCCGAGGCGTGGCGCACGGGCGCCCTCGGCCACCTGAACCTCCCGCAGATCACCGGGGGTGCGTCGTGAGGTTCCTCCCGCGCCTCCACCGCCGCCCGGCCGCGACCGCCGCGTTCAGCCCGGTCGGCATCCAGGCCGGCACCCGGTGGCTCCGGTGCGACGACCTCCACTGCGCCCACCTCACCACCCGCCACACCCCCCACGGCACCGGCTACCGGTGCACCCAGTGCGGCACCGTGAAGGGAGACCAGCCGTGACGACAGCTCTCGACCGGGTGCGGCAACTCCTCGACACCCCCGCCCCGCAGGTCCCCGGCCAGCTCGCCGCCGACGACCGGCCCACCCTCAACGTCCTCTCCCTCTTCTCCGGGATCGGCGGCCTCGAACTCGGCCTGGAGCGCGCCGGGATGACGGTCGTCGGCCAGGTCGAGATCAAGGAGTTCTGCCAGCGCGTGCTGGCCCACCACTGGCCGGAGGTCCCCCGCCATGACGACGTACGCACCGCCAACGAGTGGTGGGACTCCAAGCCCCGCCCCGCGGTCGACGTCGTCGCCGGCGGATTCCCCTGCCAGCCCTTCTCTCTCTCCGGAAAGCAGCTCGGCACCGGTGACGACCGATGGATGTGGCCCGAGATGGCTGCCGTTGTGCGCCACGTACGACCCCGATACGTCGTCGTGGAGAACGTCGGAGACCTTGTTCGGGACTCCGTCGCCTTCGGATGGCTCCTCGGTGACCTGGCCGCTCTCGGGCTCGATGCAGTCTGGGCAGTGCTTTCAGCACTCCAGTTCGGAGCCCCCCACGCAGCCCGTAAACGGGTCTACCTCGTGGCCTACGCCCCGGGCAGCGATGGGAACGCACGGGATCGCCTGGACCCGGGCCGAGACCGGGGAACACCGCTCTCAGCTGGACGACTACATGGCCTTCCTGTGGCTGCGCGCCGGGAATCCGCGCGTGCCTGGCTTGAAGCCGAACCCCGTGTGGATCTGCTGGTTGATGGGCTTCCCGGTCGGGTGGACGAGCTTGCCGCGTACGGCAACGCCGTCCTCCCCGTCGCCGGAGAGCACCTCGGGCGGCTGATCCTCGCCGACGCTGGCCTGGAGGTGGCCGCATGATCCCGAAGCTGAAGGTGACGGTCAGCTACGCAGCTCCCGACACGGCCGTGAAGCCGGGCAACTGGCGGCTCAGCGCCCTGTGCGCCAACCCGGTCTTCGACCCCGAGATGTGGCACCCGAAGGGCACCGACGCCCGGTCCGTGGCCGACGCCAACCAGGCCCAACGGATCTGCCGCCTCTGCCCGGTGCAGGAGAAGTGCCTCCGCTGGTCGCTCGACAACCACCAGGACCAGGGGGTGTGGGGCGGGCTCACCGAGCAGGAGCGCCGCCGTATCCACCGGCGCCGTACGCCCACCGTGGCCCTCCCCAAGCCCTCGAAGACCGAACGGAGCGCCGCCTGATGGCCCATGACATCCCCACCACCCCGCAGGACGACCCCGCCGAGACCATCATGGCCGCGCTCGCCCACGGCATGACCGGCCACCCCGAGAAGGCCATCCCCCTCTTCAACTCGATCATCGCCGGGGGCGAAACCCCCTCCGTCAGCCTGTGCGCCGCCCTCGCCGAGGTGTCCGCAACGCAGGCCCGGACGGCGCTGCCGAAGGGCGGCCACTTCGGACTCCTCGTCCTCAACGCCAACACCGGGGAGCGCGGCGACATCAACGACGTCCCGGCCGGAGTGCGGTTCGCGATGCAGTTCAGCACCGCGTGGGGCAACGACGACCGGCAGACGGCGTACGCCCTCTTCCGCGCCCTGATCGAGTCCGGCGACGAGCGGGCCGCTGAAGCCCTGGCAACGGGCATCCGGTGCCTGTTCGACATGGCCGTGGTCACCCTCCGCGAGAAGACCGGCCGCACCGCCTGACCCCTCGGCCCGGGGCCGCCGCGCCCCGGGCCACCCGGGAGACACAGCAACAGCGCACGCAAGAGGGACATGCAAGTCCCCCCGCTCATCCGGGATTTGGTCCCGCTCCAGGCCCAGGATCGACCGCACCACCACGAACGGAAGAGGCCGCACATGCCCTGGTTCAAGATCGACGACTCAGCGCACTCCCACCCCAAGTTCATGCGGGCCGGGAACGCTGCGCTCGGTCTCTGGCTGCGGTGCGGCTCCTACTCCGCCCAGCACCTCCTCGAAGGATTCGTCCCCAAGGACATCGTGAAGCCCTTCAAGGGCACCCCCGCCCAGGTGCAAAAGCTGATCGACGCCGGGCTTTGGCACGACGCCGGACACGACTGCAACAGGTGCCCGCAGCCCGCCGGCGGCTACATGATCCACGACTTCTTCGAGGGCGGCCGGAACACCACCCGCGCCCAGCACGAGGCGAACAAGAAGGGTGCAGCGGAGAGGGCCGCGAAGAGCCGCGAGACCCGAAAGCGCACCGGTTCCGTGTCGGATCCGAACAACATTCAGGATGCAATCGGCTCCGAAAACGACACGGAACCGGTTACAAATCAGACTGCTTTTTCGGGCTCCGTAGCAGGTCAGGGGGACCTGTCACACCGCACGCCCGCTGACGGTGCTGCGCCTGCCCAAGCCACTACCACGCCTAGCCAGGTACTTCCTACGGAAGTACCTCCTCCCCCTACCCCCTCGTCGGAGACGCCCGGCACCGCCGTGGCCACCGTCAGCGGACGAGGAGAAGTCCAGCCCCTCATCGACGCCATGGGCGCCCGCGGCATGAACGTCAGCTGGTCGTTCCAGCCCGCCGACTGGCTCGCCCTCCGCGACGCCGTACGCCGCGTCGGAGTACCCGCCCTCGTCGACCACGCCGCCCGCGCCTGGTCCGCCGCGAAGAACACCCCGTACTCCGCCCGCTACTTCCTCGCCGGCTGGACCGGACTCCAGACGGCCCCGCAGTACACCGGCCCCCGCTCCCTCACCGCGGGCCCCCCGAGCAAGACCACCGAATACCTCGAAGACATGGCGGCCATCGCCGACGAGCTCCGCCAGATGCGCACCGGAGGTGCCTGATGGACCCCGAGCAGGTTCCCCAGCTGATTGCCCAAATCGCCCTCGCGGACCCGCGCGTGAAGCGCGACGACCCGAACGAGCGCCGCGCCCAGATCATCATGTGGGCGCCGATCCTCGCCGAAGTTCCGTACGACTACGCCGTACGCGCCGTGCAGAAGCACTACGCCAAGAGCACGTGGCCGGTCCTTCCCGCGGACATCGCCACCCAATGGGCTGCGACCGTCCGGGACCGCATGCAGCGCGACGTCGACCCCGCCCCACCCGTCGACCCCGACGACGAAGCCGCCTACCGCGAACAGCTCGCCGCACACCGGCGCGCCGTCGCCACCGGGCAGCAGCCCCCCGTCGAGCACCACGCGCTCAGCGCCGGGCCTGCCGCCGCGGAAGCCGACCGCCGCCGCGCGGCCATCGGGAAGTACATCCCGATCGCTGTCGACGACGCCCTCGCCGCCTACCGGCCCCAGCGCGCCGCCCGCCTCGCAGTCCTCCGCGAAGGCCGCCCCGACGCCCTCGCCGTCCCGTGCCCCGTCGAGACCTGCCGGGCCGCGGCCGGCACCGGGTGCACCCGTCCCGGCAAGGGCCAGACCCGGCATCGGCTCGCCGCGCCCCACCCGTCCCGAGTCGACTACGCCGCCGAGCGTGCCGCGTGAGTCACCGTTGCCCGCCCACCTGCCACCGCTGCCCCGACCTCGACGACGACGTCATGCCCGGCTGCATGGGCACCGCCTCCAACCAAGGCACCCCCGCCACCGCCCGACTCATGACCTGGTGCACGTGCGCTGCGAACCGCTCGCTTCCCGCCGAGGACAACGCTGCCGCCCGCATCGCCGTGCTGGAAGCCCGCCTGACCGAGCTGGAAGCCCGGCTGTGAGCGGGGCCCTGGCGGTGATGGAGGCCGCCATCGACGACTACCGGTGCGAAACCCCCACCGACCAGCAGACCCCCGCCGGGCTCGCCGACCGCATCACCGAATACCTGACCAGCTCCGGCTACACCCTCCACCCCATGGTCACCGTTCCCGCCGACCCGAGGAGCCCCTGATGCCCCTTCCGCACCGCGTACCGAACGGCCTCACTGTCCTCGACACCTTCTGCTGCGGCGGCGGCATGGGCATGGGCTACTACCTCGCCGGCTACGACGTCGTCGGCGTCGACATCAACCCGCAGCCCAACTACCCGTTCACCTTCATCCAGGGCGACGCCATCGAGTACATCCGGGAGCACGGCCACCGCTACGACCTCGGCCACGGCTCCCCGCCCTGCCAGAAGTACACCCCGCTCAACGCCTACAACCACAAGGTCTACCCGGACCTCATCGCCCCGACCCGGGCCGCGTTCGAAGCGGTCGGCCTGCCCTACGTCATCGAGAACGTCGAAGCTGCGGCGCCCGAGCTGACGGACCCGACCCTCCTGTGCGGCCCCATGTTCGGGCTGAAGGTCTACCGCCACCGCCTGTTCGAGACGGGCGGCGGACTCACCCTCACCGCACCGCCGCACCCGAAGCACACGGCGCGCTGCACCCGCAACGGCTACCTCCCCACCCCCGAGAAGCCGTTCATGTCGATCCACGGCGGCCGGCACTCCCGCGCCTGGCAGAACGCCGCCTGCGACGCCATGGGCATGCCCTGGATCAAGGTCCCGGCCGGCGGCAACATCCCGCTCGGCATCCGCGAGGTGTGCGAGGCGATCCCCCCGGCCTACGCGAAGTGGATCGGCGAGCAGGCGGCCACGCTCCTCGGCGCCACCTCGGTCCCCACCGCCGCGTGACCACGCAGTGCGCCCGCCGGGTCGAAGCCGGCGGGCGCCCCACCACCCTACCCACGATCACCTGGAGCCCCTGATGCCCGACACCACCCCCGCCCCTGCTGCCGGGTGATCCCGGCCCACCGAGGAGACACCACATGACCACGCCCCTGCCCCACGACCCGTACATCACCGCCGTCATCGACGCCCTCACCGCCGCCGGCCTGGAGCCCGACAACTGGTGGACGTCCGACGCTGAGATCGACCCCTACGACACCGGCGACGACGCGGGCTGCACCACGATGCTGAACGCCGTCATCGCCTGGGACGACACCCGGATCGACGAGGACGACGAGACCGGCCAGGACGGGCTGTTCCTCTTCTGGGACCACCCGGCGGAGCAGTGGCAGTACGCCCGGCCGCGGCCCGAGGGCGGCAACACCGAGCCCGAGTTCCTGCCCACGCTCGGCCTCTACTCCGACCCGTGCGCCGTCGCGAGTGCCGCCCGTGCGCTCCTCGCCGACGAGGCGCTGCCCGAGGGGCACGCCCCGTACTGGCACCCCGCCGATGCCGTCCGCGCGGCCGTAAAGGAGTGGGCCACCCCCGCCGTCTGACGCCCCTACCCCTGTGGGTGGCCGCCCCACCCGGCGGCCACCCCAACCCCGGAAGGACCAACCGCCGTGCCGCAGCCCCTGCACGCCGCCCTCGTCGACTACCTCGCCCAGCGGGACGCCGACCGCGCCAACGCCATCGAAGAAGTCCTCACCGCCCTCACCGACCGCGAACGCGCCCTCGTCCGGAATGCCGCCGTCATGGGCTATGTCCGGGGCCGGATGCACCCGCAGGACGAACCCCATCCGAAGGACACCGTCGTGCTCGTCGAGGTCATCGACGCGTGCCTTGCGCACCCCGACCTCTACCCGGCCATCAACGCCGTGGTCGAGCTCGCCGCCACCGAGGGGGACCGGTGACCACCCAGCCCACCGAGCTCGACCACCTCCTCGACCGGGCCGAACGCAACGTGCTCCTCCCCGCCGAGGCCGACCGGCTCCGGGAGTTGGTCGGCCACCTCGTCGCCGGGCAGTGCACTGACCAACTCGCCGTCTGCCAGACCCACCACCAGCCCCCGGTGGCCGGCTGCCCGTACCCCCGGTGCCGTACCCCCGGTGCCGGGCCGCTCGTGCCACCGGGCGCGCAGCCACCGCCTGACCCCAGACCCGCACCAGCCCAACCGCACGCGAGGAGCACCGCCGATGGACACCACCTGCACCCACTGCGAGACGCCCGACCCCACCGGCAGTGCTCTCTGCATCCCCTGCACCACCCGACTCGCCGACCAACTCCAGCAGCTGCCCCGGCTGTACGAGGCGCTCGCCGCACACCTCGCCCCGAGCATGGCCACCGGGCAGGGACGCGGCGGCAAAGGCGGACCCGCCCCGCTCCCCGTCAACGGACACGTCCTCGGGCTCCGGGGCCCCGGCGGCATGGCAGACGTCGTCAGCGACTGGCTGACGGCCGTACACCGCGACCGGCACCTCCCGGCCCCCCGGCTGGCCGGGGATGCGCTCACGCGGCTGCACACGGCCGTCGCGGGGCTCCTCGCCCACATGCCGTGGATCGCCACCGGCTGGCCCGCCGCCGGAGACCTCGCCCACGAGATCGCCGACCTCCACCGGTCCGCCACCACCGTCGTCGACCCCGACCCGCGCCCCCGCGGCCGGCGCATCGGCCACTGCCCCGCCGCCCACACCGACGGCACCCGGTGCGGGGCGGTCCTGCGGCTCCCGGTCGGCGAGACGGTCGCACGGTGCGACTGGTGCGGCACGACCTGGCCGCCCGCGACGTGGACGCAGCTGAAGGCGTGGCAGACCGAGGACGCAGCGGCTTGACTGGAACACTGGTGTCCTATAGCGTGGGGCGCGTGCCAAACACCACATGGCGCGAACGGTTCGAGGTCGAGCAACAGCGACACCGCGACCTGCTGGAAGAGATCGCCGCCAGCGCCCGGAGACGGGCTACAGCTCTCGAAGAGGGAGTGGCGGAACTCGGAACGAAGAGCGCCGTGGCGCGAGCCGTCGGCATCGACGTCAGCGCAGTAAGAAGATCCATCCGCGAGTACGGGGCGGCCACCCTACGGCCCACCGACTCACCAACCACAACCGAATAGGGCCCGCCAGGCGGGCCGCCCCCGGCAAGGCGACCCTACCGCCCGCCGGGGACCACCAACTTGCCCACGAACGAGATGAGACCTCGTCATGGACCACCTGCACTTTAGCCTGCGCACCCTCGCGCTGATCAGCCCCGGCGACTCCGACCCCAACCCGGACGAGGCCCTGCGCCGCGTCCGCGCTGGCCGGGTCGCCCGATGAGCCGCCCCCGCGTCTTCTACGGCGCCGTCGCCCTCGCCGGCCTCTCCCTCATCTGGTCGGCGTACGCCATCACCGACCTCATGCAGTCCGGGGTCTTCGGCCTGTCCGTCGCCCTCGCCGGTGACATTGGCTGGCTCACCGTCCTCTGGGCCCAGTACCGGCGCGTCGGCTCCCGCTGGGCCGCCGTCGCCGCCGGATGGATCATCGCCCTCGGCGTCGGCCTCCTCCTCGTCATCCACGGCGTGCAGGAGGACAGCACCGCGCAGGCGGTCGCCGGGCCGTTCGTCGTTCTCGTCGGGAAGATCGTGTGGGAGTTCGCTCTCCCCGCGCTCCGTGACCCCGCCGCGCTCACCCCCGAGCAGCAGGCCGAGATCAACACGGTCATCCGGGACAGCGAGCACGCCGCCCGCCTCCACGACGCCCGCCGCGACCGGGCCGAGCGCGAGGCCCAGGCCACGATCGAGCGCATCCAGCAGCAGGCCCGGATCACCGCCGCCCGCGACCGCGCCGACTTCGAGATCACCCTCGAACGCCTGGAGATGCGCGCCGAGATCGACCGGCGCTCGCCCCTGATGCTCGCCCCGATCGCGAACACCGATCAGCCCGCGATCAGCCCGAGCACGCCGCCGATCGCTCCCAGCGCCCTGCCCACCGAGCACGCGCCGACCAGCACGAACACGGCGAGCGAACAGCCGAGCATCGCCGATCTCGCCCGCGATCACGTCGCGATCACCACGACGAACACCGACGCCGTACGGGCGATCTGCGCCCTTCGCCCCGACGAGAAGCGCGAGTCCGTCGCCGCCGCTGTTCGCCGTGCTCGCCGCAACGCCGACGGCATGAAGGGCGGCTACGGATGACTGCCCTCCGGCTGCTCTTCCCGCTCGCCACCATCGGCGCCGGCTGCATCCTCGCCGCGCTCGCCGCGCACCAGGTCCACAAGATCCTCGGGACCGTCGCCCTCGTGCTCACCATCGCCGCCCTCGCCGCGGCCATCCTCCACTGAGGACACCCCATGCCCGACCCCATCATCCCGACGCGGATCATCCCCGGGGGAGTGCCGCTCCCCTCCGGGCCCCCGCCCGCCGGCGCCGTCCCCCCGTGGCGGGCACCGGCCCCCGCCGCACCCCCGCCGCCTCCCCCCGTCGTACCGCCCGCGGTCGCCGTGCCAGCCCCCACGCCACCGCCGCCCGACCCGCAGATCCACGTCCACGTCGTCATGGCCTACGAGCCGGAGCCCGAGCCGACCCGGTGGCAACGGCTCTGGTCCTGGGCCACGTCGATCGGCCGGCCCTGGCAGATCTGCGGGGCGCTCACCCTCGCGCTCCTCCCGATCCCCGGCGTCGGGTACTCCGTCGCCACGATCTGGGCGTCCCTCGTCACCGAGGCCCGCGCCGAGTACGGACAGGCCAACGCCTACGCCCTCGCGCTCACCCCGCTCGCCATCGCCGTCATGCGGATCGTCCGCGGCGGCGGCACCCTCCGCCGCCTCCTGCTCCTCGCGATCGGCCTCGTCGGCCTCATGGGCGCCATCGACCTGTACGACCCCATCACCTGGCTCACTGGAGTAGACCCGTCATGACCACGACCACCACGGGCGCCAGCCTCGCCGCCTGCGCCATCGCCGTCGCCATCCTCGGCATCCAGCTCCGTAAATGGTGGGTCGGCGGACGCGCTTGGAAGGACCTCCTGCCCACTGTCCAGGGGTTCGTGACCGGCGGACTCGCCACGGTCTGCGTCGGCGGCCTCGGCGGCTGGCTCGCCGGATGCACCCGCCAGCTCGCCAACGGCGGCGGGTCGAAGGCGGTCACCGGCGTCACCGGCACCGACTCCAGCTCACCCATCGCCGCAGCCTCCATGGGCCAGCTCACAGAAGAGGGCGGCGTCGTGGTCTTCCTCCTCGCCGTGCTCGTCTTCATCAGCTACAAGGCCGCCAGCAAGGAAGACAAGGGCCTCCTTCTCGGGGCCATGGCCGCCGGGATGATCCTCTGCGTCACCGCCGGAGTCGTCGGCATGCTGGACGGGCTCCCCGACCTCGTCAACGGGCTCGGCCTGTCCGGCCGCAACATGCTGGAAGGGAACGCCTGATGAGCAAGCCGACCGCCATGCAGCGCCGCGCCCGCACCCTCACACTCGGGCAGCGCCTCCTCCTCCAACGCCTCACCGTGCGGGCCGCCGCGTGGGTGCGCGCCGGCCGCCGTACCGACCTCGACGGGGTCGCCGCGATCCTCGGATGCGTCCTGCGCCTCGCCGTCCTCGCCGCCGGGGCGTACGGGGCGTGGCTCCTCATCCGCCGCTGGCCCTCCGTGCTCTGGCTCGCCGTGCCCGTGTGGTGCTGGGCCGCGATCCGCGCCATCCCCACGGAGACCGCCGAGCAGCCCGGGAACGAGGAGGACGAGGAGCCCGCTCCGGCCGCCGAGCAGGCCCCGCCGCTCCACACCCTCCAGGACGTCCGCGACGCCGTCTCCCGGGTCGGCACACCACACGCCCATCTCGCCGTCCTCGCCGAGGCGCTGGGCACCACCACCGACCGCGTCCGGGAGGTGCTCGCCGAGCACCACATCCCGGTGGAGCCGGTGAGGATGCGCGGGAGGGGCTCGTCGACCGGGGTCAAGGCCGACCACTTCCCCGCCCCTGCCGCCGCCCCTGACGGTGTTGTTGTCGCAGGTCAGCCCGCCAACAACAACACCAACAACACCACGACGGTCCACCACGCGGGAGGGGCTCACATCACCGTCACCCCCGCCCGGCAGGAGGCCACCCGATGATCTGGACCCTGCTCGCCGCCCTCCGCTACACCCAGCAGCCCCTTCCCTACTGCGCCCGCTGCGGCGGCAACTACCCCGCCCACAGCCACTGAAGGGATGATGAGCACATGAGCCGCACGCCGCCCTGGCCCCACACTCAGCCCGCCCGGGAGCTGCTAGAGAAGGCACTCCGACTCCTCGACGACCCCACCGACGCCAACCTCCGTGAGGCACGCCGTCTCGCTACCTCTGCCGCAGAGTGGGTGCCCCAGCTTCGGGCGGACGTGCACTGTCATCGCTGGACCAGCGGCGATTATCCGAACGAGACGTGCACCAGTCGCAGCTGCGGACGATGCGGCCCCATCCGCCTTGCCCAGCAAGCTGCTCAGGACGACTGACCCCCGCAGTAGCCCGAAGAGAGGATGATGAGCCCCATGGAACTCTTCAAGGTCACCGTCACGCCCGAGCAGCAGGCCGCCTTGCAGGAACGCCTTGTCGAGGTGTGGCAGCCGCTGGTCCAGATGCGCGAGCAGTTGCTGGCCGCGGCCCCCGCGCTGCGTCAGCGCCTTGCTGTCACACCCCCGCAGTAGCCTGGCCCGTATCAGCACCACCCATCCGGATCGCGAGCTGGCTGCCGCGCTACACGGACCGAGGCCCCACCGCCATCCCCCGTCGGTGGGGCCTTACCCGTGCACAGGGGGTACCCACCGCCCACCACCCGGCGTACCGTGACCAATCCGACGGCGGGACCGCGGGCCCCCGTACCCCTCCAGGTACGACCGGCGAGCTGCGACGCCTGCCGGCCCCACCCGCCGTCGGACTCCGCCCCGATGACCTCCACCCGCCGGGGCGGCACACTGGGCCCATGACCCTCGTCGACCTCTACGCCGCCCACGCCGCCACCGGGAAACCCCCCGCCACCCTCCGCACCTGGATCCACCGCGGCGAACTCACCCGACGCGGATACGACCCCCGCGGACGCGCCCTCGTCGACCTCCACGACGTCCAAGCCCTCATCGCCACCAAGGCCGAACCCGTGTCGGCTTGACCACCGCGCTGAGCTGCTGCAACACTGCCCCCAGCAGTTCACGCATGCCCGCAAGCCCCCGAAGCGGCCCCACGGCCCCGGGGGCTTCGTCGTACCCAGGACACGAACGCCCCTCCTGCCCGATGATGTCCCCCTCATCACGCAACGTCCTGGGGGGACCATGCGCACCCGAACCGCCCTCACCGCGCTCATCACAGCTGGCCTGCTCACCCTCACCGGGTGTGGCAGCGAGTACACCGCCGAAGACTGCGCGGCCGCCATCGACGACACATCGACCAAGACCAACCGGCCCACCGAGTGCCAGGACCTCTCCGACGAGGACTACAAGACCCTGCACATGGCCTACATCATCCGGAACAGCGGGGTCGTGCCCCCGAGCTGACCGACCGGGAGGTGGCGCCCGTGGCCGGTAACCCCCGCAACGGGCGCGCCTACCGCCGCCTGTGCGACTGGCTGCGGGCCCAGCGCCTCCCGTGCTGGCTCTGCGGCCACAACATCGCCTACGAGGTCCGAGGCCCTGAGGCGGGCAAGCACCCGCTCGCGTTCACCCTGGACCACGAGCAGCCCGTGTCGAAGCGCCCGGACCTCCTCCTTGACCCGGCCAACGCCCGCGCCGCACACCGCCGCTGCAACAGCGCCCGAGGCAACCGCACGAGCATCAAGCAGCCCCGAGCCTCACGGAGATGGTGACCATGCGTATCTGGCCAGGCTGGCGACTCCACCTTGAGCGCACCGCCCCGAAGCGCTGCCGCTTCACCCTCAAGAACGCTGATGGCCCCATGCGGTGCATCTTCCACGCCGGGCACCCCGACCACGGACACAACTGCTCCGACGACCTCACCTCACCACCTGTCGAAGCCGCCGCCTGGAACAGGGGCTACCAGCCCACCAGGCCCACCGCTCCCGGCACCCCACCGAGCGGGCCAGCAGGCGTCTCCCAGAAGCCGTGACGCCGTGCTGATCGTCGTCACCGGCCCGCCCGGAGCAGGGAAGAGCAGCTACATCCGCGCCCACGCCAAGCCCCACGACATCGTCATCGACCTCGACCTGATGGCCCTCGCGATGGCCGGACCAGGCGCCGACCACCACGCCCACCACCCAGCACTACTCCGAGTAGTCCACCGAGCCCGGCAGGCAGCCATCCACGAGGCCGAGCAGGTCATGGACACGGTCGACGTCTATCTGATCCACACGATGCCGCAGGCCAAGGCTCGCGCGCGCTACAAGCGACTCGGCGCGCGCATTATCACCGTGGACCCCGGCGAAGCGATCGTCCGCCAGAGGGTCCGCGACATGCGCCAGCCCGCCATGGAAGCCGTCGTCACCCGCTGGTACAACGACCGCCGCAAGGGCGGAACACGCCCCGTCACCAGGCAAGCATCACGCACCTGGTGACCACCATCCGCGACCAAAGCGACCTGGCCGGCGGGGAGGGTGGGACAGAACTTCAGCAGAAGAAGGGGCGACCCAAACGCCCTTGTCGCCCTGTTTTTTGCGCGGGCATTTTTCGGGCCGCTATTTCGCGGATCCAACGGCTTGAGCAATTAGTGGCTTCACTCTGTGTGACATCACGGTGTGTGACGGGGGTGGGGCGTGATCGCCGACAAGATTCGAGATGAGCTTGACAAACTCGGTGTGACCTCGGTGTCTCCCGGGATAGCGGCGGTTGCGGTCCGGCTCGCCGAGGCGCTCGACGAGATCCCGGCCGGTGACGCTCCGACATCGCAGGCCATGGTCGCCGACAAGCTCGCCACGATCATGACGAAGCTGCGCGCCATCGCGCCGCCCGCGACGGAGGGGGACGTCCTCGATGACCTCGCTGATCGACGGGCCCAGCGCCGTGGCGCCTGAGCGGCCCTCCGAACTCCGCGGCGTACAGCTCCCAAGGCTGTTCACCGCACCCGCGTACACCTCGTCAGCGGGCCAGGAAGCCATCGAGCTGGCTGCGCACGCCGGGCTGATCCTCGACGAGTGGCAGCAGAACGCCCTGCGCATCGGACTGGGCGAGCGCCCCGACGGCGCGTGGGCCGCCTTCGAGGTCGCAGTGAACGTCCCCAGGCAGAACGGCAAGGGCGGGATCATCGAGGCGCGGGAGCTGGCGGGCCTGTACCTGCTCGGCGAGCGCCTGATCCTGCACTCGGCCCATGAGTTCAAGACGAGCATCGAGGCGTTCCGGCGCATCGTCGCGCTGGTCACGAACTGTGACAGCCTGCGGAAACGCGTCAAGGCCATCCGGCGGACCACCGGTGAGGAAGCGATCGAGCTTCTGACCGGGCAGCGTCTCCGGTTCCTGGCCCGCTCCGGCGGCTCCGGCCGCGGCTTCACGGGCAACTGCAACATCCTCGACGAGGACATGATCCTGGGCGACGACGCGATGGGCGCCCTGATGCCGACCATGGCGGCCGTGAAGGACCCGCAGGTCTGGTACTTCGGCAGCGCGGGGATCGGCTCTCCGTCGCAGCAGCTGGCCCGCCTGCGTCGCCGGGCGCTTGCTGCGGTGGAGCTGGGTGTCCCGGATCCGTCGCTGGCGTACATGGAGTGGTCGATCGACCCGCACGTACGGGAGTGCCTGCCGGGCTGCACGGACCATGACGACCCGCTGTCACCGCTCTCGGTGGCGAAGGCCAACCCGGCGTTGGGCTACCGCCTGACGCTGGAGCATACGGAGCGGGAGCGGCTGACGATGAGTGACGAGATCTTCGCGCGTGAGCGGCTCGGTGTCGGCGACTACCCGTCCGACGGCGAGGACACGTGGCGGGTCATCGACGAGGACGTGTGGCGGGCCCTGGCGGACGGCACGTCGTCCATGTCGGACCCGGTGGCGTTCGCCCTCGACACGACGCCGGAGCGGTCGCACACGGCAATCTGTGCAGCCGGAGCGAACGGCGACGCGAGGCACGTGGAGGTCATCGACCACCGGCCCGGCACCGGCTGGGCGCCCGAGCGACTGGCCGAGCTCGTCACGAAGTGGCAGCCGTGCGCGGTCGTCATCGACGAGGGCGGCCCGGCCGGGTCGCTGGTGCCCGCTGTGCGCAAGGCGCTGCGGGACGCCGGGCTCACCGAGGACGAGGTCGACGCGCTGCTGCTCGTACCGAAGACGAGGCAGGTGGCTGCGGCGGCCGGCCAGTTCTTCGACGGGGTGGCCGAGGGGCACATCGTGCACCTGGACCAGGCTCCGTTGGCGACGGCGCTGGCGGGCGCGGACAAGCGGCCGATCGGCGACGGGTGGGGCTGGGCGCGCCGCGGGGTGTCCGTGGACATCAGCCCGCTGGTGGGCTGCACGCTCGCCGCCTGGGGGCACGCGGAGCGTGCGCATGTGGAGCCGGAGGGGGCGCCGAACCTGTGGTGACCGGGCTGCTCAACGTGCTGGAAGTGCTGTTCCTGCTGGCGGTGGTCGGCGGGCTGGCGATGTGGTCGGTGCCGGCCGGGCTGATCCTGGCGGGGGTGCTGGGTGTGGTGGCGGTGGAGCGTGAGCAGGCGCGGCGGAAGGGGACGGGATGAGCCTCTTCGGGTTGTTCGAGAGCAGGGCCACGGTGGAGTCCCCCACGACGCCGCTGACAGCCGCGTCGCTGGCCGGGCTGCTGGGCGGCGGGGCCCCGGTGGAAGCGGGAGTGACGGTCACTGAGACGGGCGCGCTGGCCTATCCGGCGGTGTGGCGGGCGGCGTCGGTGGTCGCGAACGTTTCCGCGTCGCTGCCGCTGCACACGTACAAGGTCGGCACGAAGGACCGGGTGACGAGCGAGATCCTGGAGGAGCCTCACCCGGAGCTGACGCGCTTCGAGTTCTGGCGGCTGATGAAGCTGCACCGGCTGCTGTGGGGCAACGCCTACGCACAGAAGATCTACAACAGGGCCGGGACGATCGTGCAGCTGTGGCCGATTCGCCCGGACCGGGTTCTGGTGGAGCGCGAGCGACCGTCGGGGGACAACCCGGGCGGCAAGGTGTTCTGGGTGCAGACCGAGGACGGTGGCCGAGTACGGCTGACGTCGCGCGAGGTGCTGCACCTGCCGGGCTTGGGGTACGACGGGGTGACGGGGTGCTCGCCGGTCCGCGCGGCAGCGCAGGGCATCGGGCTGGGGATTGCTGCGGAGCGGGCGGCCGGGCGGCTGTACGGCTCCGGCAACATGATCTCGGGGGTGCTCCAGACCGAGCAGCGGCTTCAGCCGGAGCAGGCTGCGAATCTCAAGGCGAACTGGAAGGCCCGGTACGGCGGGGCGCAGGCCGCGCACGACGTGGCCATTCTCGACTCCGGTGCGTCCTTCCACCCGGTGACGATGCCGTACAAGGACAGCCAGTTCCTCGAATCGAGGATGTTCCAGGTGACCGAGGTCAGCAGGATGTTCGGCGTACCGCCGTTCCTGCTGATGGCCACCGAGAAGAGCACATCGTGGGGCACCGGGCTGGAGCAGCAGGCGCAGGGCTTCGTGACGTGGGACCTGGGGCCGGCGTGGCTGACGCCGACCGAGCAGCGGGTCACGAAGGAACTGCTACCGAAGGACGTGTACGCGAAGTACCAGGTGGGTGGCCTGTTGCGCGGTGACAGTGCGGCGCGGGCGCTCTTCTACCGGGCGATGCGGGACACCGGCGCGTTCACGGCGAACAACATTCTGGCCCTGGAGGACATGCCGCCGATCATGGACGGCACTGGGGACACGCACTTGCAGCCGATGGCGATGGCGCCGCTCGGCTCCGACCCGACCAGGGGCGAGACGAAGGAGGGCAGCGATGCCGAAGACGACTGAGCGCCGCGACCTGTCCCTCGCTACGGCGGGGCTTCAGGTGCGGGCGGCCGACGGCGGGGGCCCGGGGTTCACCGGGCACGCGGCGGTGTTCAACTCGCGGACCGCGATCGGCAACCCTCTGACCTGGGGTTTCTACGAGGAGATCGCCGCCGGGGCTTTCACCAAGACCATCGCCGAGGGCGACGCCCGGATGCTCGTGGACCACGACACCCGCTTGGTCGTGTCTCGGGTGTCGGCCGGGTCGCTGCGTCTGGCGCAGGATCAGGTTGGCCTGGCGGTCGACGCGGACCTCGACACGGAGCTGTCGTACGTCAGCGACCTCGTGGTGAACCTGCGGAACAAGAACGTGACCGGCATGTCCTTCGGGTTCCGGGTCGTCAAGGACGACTGGGAAACCGTGAGCGTGGACACCTCCGAGGGGGCCATGGACGCCGAGCTCCGGGTCATCCGCGAGGTCCAGCTCTTCGAGGTGTCCGCGGTGACGTTCCCGGCGTACGAGGACACGGACGCCGGGCTCCGGTCCGTCGGTGTGGCACTGGCCGCCCGCGGTGACGACGCCGCGTTCGACCGCCGGGCCGCGTACCGGCCCGAGCTCAACGACTTCCGCCGGGAGCCGGGCCCTGTGCCCACTCCCGGTGGCGACGCAACCCAGCCGGGAGAGACCACTGGGGGCCGTCAGGCGATGCGCATGGAGGCGATCGCCGCCCGCTACCTGCTCGCGCGGTAGCCGCTCTCACAACCCCTTTCCAGCCCCTCGCCCATGGCGGTGGGGCTACTCGTGCTGGGAGGCACAATGCCCAACCTTCAGACCCTTCTCGACAAGCGCGCGCAGGCCTGGGACAAGGCGCAGGAGTTCCAGTCTCGCGGCGACGACAAGCCGATGTCCGCCGAGGACCGGTCCGCGTGGGACGCGGCCCTGGCCGACGTGGAGCAGCTGTCCAAGGACATCGAGACCGAGCAGCGCCACGCGCAGCTCGCGTCCGTCGACTACTCACAGATCCTCGCCCCGGGCGCGGACTCCGAGCCGGCCGAGGAGGCACGCGCCCGCCACGGTGGCGAGGACGGTGTCAAGGCGTACACCGAGGCGTACCGCTCGTGGATGCGTGACGGCACCAGCGAGCTGTCCTCGGAGGAGCGCAAGGTTCTGCGCACCGGCTTCGTCGACGGCAAGGAGCTGCGCGCCCAGGGCGTCGCGACCGGCGCGGCCGGCGGGTACCTGGTGCCCCCGGAGTTCCGGGCCAAGATGGTCGAGGCCATGAAGTTCTACGGTGCGATGCGCGAGGTGTCCGAGGTCATCACGACTCAGACCGGTGCGACGCTGCCGTGGCCGACGAACGATGACACGGCGAACGTCGGTGCGATCCTCGCCGAGAACTCGCAGGTCACCGAGCAGGACGTGACCATCGGGCAGGCCGACATCGGCGCGTACATGTACACGTCGAAGCTGGTCAGGGTGTCGCTCCAGCTGCTCCAGGACGGGGCGTTCGACATCGAGTCGTGGCTGCCCCGGAAGCTCGGTGAGCGTATCGGCCGGATCCAGAACACCCACTTCACCACCGGCACCGGGTCCGCCCAGCCGGAAGGCGTCCAGACCAACGCGGTCATCGGGAAGACGGGCGGCACCGGCCAGACGACCAGCGTCACGTACGACGACCTGATCGACCTGATCCACAGCATCGACCCCGCGTACCGCAACTCCGGACGGCAGCAGTTCATGCTCGCCGACGGCACCCTCGCCGCGGTCCGGAAGCTGAAGGACACGCAGGGCCGCCCGCTGTGGGAGCCGTCGATCCAGATCGGCACCCCGGACGGGATCCTCGGTCACGGCTACGTCGTGAACCAGGACATGCCCGCCATGGCCGCGAACGCCAAGAGCATCCTGTTCGGCGACTTCTTCGCGGGCTACCTGATCCGTGACGTCCTCGACGTGCAGATGCTCCGGCTGGCCGAGCGGTACGCGGACTACCTCCAGGTCGGCTTCCTGGGCTTCGCCCGGGCGGACGGCACCCCGCAGGACACCGCCGCGTACAAGGCGTACCGCAACTCCGCCACCTGATACGGCACCCCCGCACGCCACGAGGCAGAAGGAGTACGACATGGCGATTACGCCGAAGAAGGACACCCCGGACAGCGGGGTGCTCCAGGAGAAGCCGGACCCGGCCGCGGCGAAGGCGGGTGACCATGACCGCATCGTCATGGCGTCGCGCCGCGCGGACGGCAGCATGGACCAGGTCGCCCCGGAGTTCATCGGGGACAAGGACGTGGCGATCGCCGCTGCGAAGGAGCAGCTGGCCCAGCAGGCCGCGTCCGCGGTGGACGTTGCGGCCCGCGGGGTGTCCAGCACCCCGGAGGGTGAGGGCTCGTCGGAGCCCGACCCGGACATCGCGGCGCTGAAGAAGGCGCAGGACAAGGCGATCGAGACCGCCGAGTCCCAGGCCGAGCGTGAGGTCAACGGCCTGCACCAGGGGCTGGGTGACTGATGGCCCGCATCCGACTGCTGACGAGCGTGTCGGGGCCGGGGTTCGTCTGGGTGCCGGGTGAGGTCGTTGACCTGCCCGGCGCCGAGGCGGCGGCGTGGGCCGACGGTGTGCGCGCCGTGATGGTCCGCGATGAGCAGCCCGAAACGCCGGAAGCCGCCGCGGCCCGGCCGGAGCGGACCCGGAAACGGGCCCCCCGGCGCGAGACCCGCACCACGTAGAGGAGGGTGGCCGTGGCACTCCTCACGCTCGACGAGGCGAAGAAGCAGACCGACGTCCGGGGCAGCAGCTCCGATGCCGAGATCCAGATGTACATCGACGCCCTGACCGCGGTCATCGAGGGGTACGTCGGGGTGGTGGAGGTGCGGGAGGTCACGGACACTGTGACCGGGCAGGGCCCGGCCGTGGTGCTGCTGCACCCGCCGGTCCTGACCCTCACGTCCCTTACCCCGGTGGAGCCGGGCGGGGCGGCCGTGGACGTGGCCAGGATCCACGTTGACGGCCCGTCCGGGGTGCTGGCGTACGCGGACCGCTCCGGGTTCTGCGGGGGCCCGTGGACGGCTGTCTACCAGGCCGGGCGCACGGCGGTCCCACCCACCATCAAGCTCGCTGCGTTGCTGCTGTTCCAGCACCTGTGGCGCACCCGCAACGGCCCGGCCCGCGGCGGCGGTTCGGCCGACGACTTCAGCGTCACCGAGCCCATCCCGGGCTTCGGGTACGCCGTGCCCAACAGGGTGTTGCAGTTGCTGGAGCCGTTCAAGCTTCCGCCGGCGGTGGGCTGATGGCTACGTCTGCGGTCCCCGCCGCGATCACCGCGCTGCTCGGTCTGTTCGTGCCGGCCCCGGCCTTGGCCGATGTGCGGGTCATCGACGGGCCGCCACCGTCCACGAACTTCGCGGAGGCGGACCGACTGTACGTCGGCTGGTCCCCCGGGGCAGAGCAGGCGGTGGACATTCAGCAGGAGTTCGCTTCCGCCGGCGCCCGGACCCGGGATGAGGACGCGGCAATCTCCTGCTACATCGAGACCCGTGAGGGCGGCGGCGACATGGCGTGGTGCCGGGCCCGGGTCTTCGAGCTGCTGGCCGTCGTGGAAACCCTGCTCCGGGCCACCGACGGGAACCCGACCGCGCCGACGCTGGGCGGGGCGGTCCTGTGGTCGGAGCTGACGGCCGGGTCTCTCATCCAGGAACAGAGCCCAGACGGCGCGTATGCCGGTCTCGGGTTCACGGTGCGCACGCGCGCCCGCATCTGATCATCACCTACCAGGAGGACAGCCATGGCGCGAGTGCGCTACATCGGCACCGAGCCGGTCACCGTGCCGGAGCTCGGCAGCAGGATCGTCCACCCCGACGAGCTGGTGGAGGTGCCCGACGACCGGTTCGACGGGTACGTGTGCCAGACCGCCACGTGGGAGGCCGTTGAGGAGCCGAAGGACGAGAAGCCCCCGGCCTCGCTGAAAAAGACGACCGCTTCCGTGGCCAAGGCCGCGTCCAGCTCGAAGGAGGGCTGACCCATGGCGATCGGCTCGGGCCTGGGTGCCCAGATCGGAATCGCGCCGGAGGTTACCTACGGGACCTACGTTGCGCCGACGAAGTTCATCGAGTTCACCAAGGAGGGCATCGCCCTCAAGAAGACCACCGCGCAGTCTGCGGGGATCGCGGCGGGTCGGCTGCTGCCGCTGTCGTCGCGGCGGGTGGTGACGCAGCGGCAGGCGTCGGGGACCTTGGAGATGGAGGTCACCACCAAGGCGATGGGGGTCCTGTTCCAGACGCTGATGGGTACGACGGTGTCGCCGGTGCAGCAGGTGGCGACGGCTGCGTATCTGCAGACGCATCTGCTGATCGACACGGCGGGCAAAAGCCTGACGATCCAGAAGGGTGTGCCCCTGACGACGGGCACGGTGACCCGGAAGAACTTCATCGGCTGCAAGATCATCAGCGCTGAGTTCTCCTGCGAGGTCGGCGGCATGCTGACCGCGAGCTTCGAGATCGACTCGAAGGACTGCGAGGAGACCAGCGTCCTGGCCACGGCCAGCTACCCGACGATGGCCCCGTTTCACTTCGGGCAGATGAGCCTGAAGACCGGCGTGTACGCGGCCGAGGTGGCACGGTCCGGAGTCCGCAAGGTCAGCATCAAGGTGGAGCGGCCGATGGCCGTCGAGCGCTTCTACGCCGGACAGTCCGGGCTCAAGGCCGAGCCGATCTCGAACGATCAGGTGAAGGTGACCGGGTCGATCGAGATGGACTACGTCGACACGATCCTCGACGACCTCCACACCTCGGACGCCGCGACCAGCCTGGTCTGGGAGTTCGTCGGTGCGGAGATCGCCCCGACGTACAACGAGCGCGTCACGTTCAAGCTGCCGGCCATCCGGTTCGACGACGCGCCCCCGGTCGTGGAGGGCTTCGACGTCGTCAAGCCCACGCTCAGCTTCACCGGGCTGTACGACGGGACGAACCCGCTGGCCATCGAGTATATGAGTACTGACGTCACTCTCTGAGCATCCTGTAGGAGGTGGCCCGGTGGCTGTCTCCTCGGTGCAGATCCTCGGGACTGGCCAGCTCCTGGAGCTGCAACGGCGGCTCCGGTCGGCTGGCCACGAGAACATCCGCAGCAGCATGCAGCGGCGTATCCGCCGGGCGGCCGAGCCGCTGCGGGACGACCTCCAGTCCACGATCCGCGGCCTATCGATCCGCTCGGCGGGCCGCGGGTCGGGGAAGCGGGGCGGGCGGTCGCCGACGACGCGCCCTCTGCGGGCGACGATCGCCGGGGCGATCCGGATCAGCGTCCGGACCGGTGGGAACCCGGGGGCCCGGGTGTGGGTCGACAAGGGTCTGTTGCCGCCGGATCTGAAGAACATGCCGCAGGTCATCAACACGGGCCGGGTCCGGCACCCGGTGTTCGGGAACCGGCGCCGGTGGGCGACGCAGACTGCGACGCCGCTGTGGTGGGACAAGACGGTGCAGCGCCATCAGGCGCGCATGACTTCCGAGGTGGCCCGCGTCGTGGACGACGTGCGGCGCCGTATCGAGTAGGAGCCCTCTGTGATCGTTGTGTACAAGCCCGCCGACGGTGAGCCCGAGCAGTACGACGCGCGGTCGCTGCTGGCGTCCGAGGCGTCGATCGTGGCCCGGACCGTGGACATGAAGTGGCCGGAGGTCAAGGCCGGGCTCGCCGACGAGGATCTCGACGCGATGCGCGGTGTGGTGTGGGTGCTGAAGAAGCGCCACGCGCCCACCCTCCGCTTCGGCGAGTACGACCCGGGGGTCGACGAGATGGTCACCCGGTACGACAAGGACGAGGTCGAGGCGTGGGTCGACGGGGCGTTCAGCCTCCAGGCCGCGGACCCTGACCTCACTCCGGAGCGGATCGTGCAGGCGCTGGCCGACGTGCCCGACGCAGCGGCCGACCCTGAGCACGCGAAGGCGTACATCGAGAAGTGCCGGGCCGAGGCCGAGGCGGGAAAAGACCCCGAGCCGGAGCCGCAGCCGGAGACGTCCGCACCCGAGCGCAAGACCTCTGCGACGAAGACGTCAGCACCCTCCGAGCCCAGTTCCTAGGGCTGTTCGCTCACCTCTGCCACATGTCACCCAAGGCCGTGGACGCGGAGCTGGTGGACGACTTCTACGCGCTCGTCGTCTGGATGGACAACCACCAGCAGCAGGCCCAGCAATCCGGAGGTGAGTGACCGTGGCGAGTCGCCTGACGTTCGTGCTCGATGGTCGCGACCAGTTGTCCCGTGTCCTGGACCGGGCCGGGGACTCCGCGAACCGGATGCACCGCAGGATCAGCGCGGCAGCCACGAACAGCAGCACTGCGATGAACCAGCTCGGCCGCACGACCACGGACCGGATGGCCGCGATGCAGCGGGACACCGGTCTGGGTGCGAAGGCCGTCGACACGCTCAAGGGGGCGCTGCTCTCTCTGGCCCCGGCGGCGATCCCGATGGTGGCGTCGCTGGCGCCGATCGCTCCGGCGGTCGGTGCCGCTGCTGTGGCGTCGCTTGCGTACGCGGCGGCGCTGGGCCCGCAGATCTCCGCCATGTCGGAGGCGGCCGAGGCTGAGAAGAAGTACACCGACGAGGTTAAAAAGAGCGGGAAGACGTCGGAGGCCGCGGTCACGGCGCAGCTGGAGTACCAGCGGACCCTGGCCGACATGCCCCCGGCGACCCGGCGGGCGGCGGCGAGCCTGTCCGTGCTGAAGGACGAGTACGCCGACTGGTCCGACTCGTTGGCCGCGGACACGCTGGGCCCGGTCAACAAGGGTTTCGCGATCCTCAACGGGCTGCTCCCGAAGACGACGGGCCTGGTCAAGGGCACGTCGCGCGAGCTGGACCGGACGATGACGATCCTGGCCGGCGGCATGCAGTCGCCCGGCCTGGACCAGCTGAACCAGCGGTTTGAGCGGTTCGCGACGGGGACCCTGCGCAAGGTCAACAACGCCCTCGTCGACCTGATGCGGACGTCGGACACCGGCAAGGTCGCGGGCGGGCTCAGCGAGTTCATGGAGTACGCGCGGGCGAACGGCCCGGCGGCGGCCGACACGGTGCGGCAGCTGGGGCAGGCGCTGCTCAACGTGCTGGAGGCCGGGAGCAGCGTGGGCGTCGGGCTGCTCCAGGTCGTGAACGTCCTGGCGAAGCTGGTGGCGGCGGTTCCGCCTGAGGCGATTGCGACGATGCTTCAACTCGCCTTCGCGATCAAGGCGGTGCAGTTGGCAGCGGTCGGAATGGCGGCGGCCCGTACAGCGGTCGCGGGTTTCGCGACGTCGCTCGTCGCGATGCGGGTGGCGGCGGCCGGGGCGCCGACGCGGCTGGCGGCGGTGACGGCGGCGATCGGCACCATGTCACGGGGTGCGAAGTTGGCCGCGGCGGGCACGGGTATCGGGCTGCTGGTCATTGCTCTGATGGAGCTGAACCAGATCGGGCGGGAAGCGCCGCCCGACGTCGACAAGATGACGTCGTCGCTGGCCCGGTTTGCTGATTCGGGGAAGGTCGCGGGCGAGATGGCCCGCGTCTTCGGCAAGGATCTCAGCGGCCTGCTGTCCACGCTCAACGTGATGGGGTCGGCCAAGGGCGGCGACTTCTTCAAGGCGTTCGAGAAGAGCCCGGTCAACCTCAAGGAAGCGAAGCGGGAGTTCGAGGCGCTCGACAAGAGCCTCGCCTCGCTGGTTGCGAACGGCAAGGCGGACCTGGCGGCGGCCGGGCTGTCCCGCATCAAGGCGCAGATGGAGGCGGCCGGGTACTCGACGGCAGGGCTGAAGGGTCGGCTGACCGAGTACACCGAGGCGCTGGCCAGCGCGGCGTTCGAGGAGCAGCTCGCCGCGCAGGCGATGGGCCTGTTCGGTCAGCAGGCACTCTCTGTGCAGACGAAGCTCGACGCGCAGAAGGCATCGGCGGACGGGCTGCGGCAGAGCATCCAGGCGCTGAACGACGCCCAGCGATCCGGCCTCGGCGGGATGATCGGGTTCGAGGCGGCAGTCGACGCTGCGACAGGCGCGATCAAGGGCAACGAGAACGCCTTGAGCATGTCCGGTGGGCAGCTCAACCTCAACTCGGAGAAGGCCCGTACTGCGGCGACCGCGCTGAACGACCTCGCGGCGAAGACCGACGAGGCGGCAGCGCAGGCCCGGCAGTCGGGCGCTTCTTGGTCGACGGTCAACGGAATCTACTCCAAGGGCCGGGCTGCGCTGATCCGGTCGGCCGACGCCATGGGCCTGACCCGCAGCGAAGCCAAGGCCCTGGCGGACCAGATCCTCCAGACGCCGGACAAGACCGCGAAGCTGAAGGGCAATCTGGAGGATCTGGAGGGCAAGCTCGCCACGGCAAAGGCAAAGCTCAAAAGCGTTCCGGACAGCCGGAAAGCTCAGGTCCGTGCCGAGATCGCCGATCTTCAGCGGAAGGTCGGGCAGGCTCGGTACGAGCTGTCGAGGCTGGGCGACAAGAGCGTCACGATCACCACCCGGTACGTGACCGTCGGCGACAGCAGCGCCGCACGCCGGTCCGGGTCGCACGGCTCGCAGCTGAAGTACGCGTCCGGCGGTCTGGTCGGCTACCCCGGCGGCGGCATGGTGACGGGGCCCGGCACCGGGACGTCGGACAGCATCCTGGCCCAGGTCAGCAACGGCGAGTTCGTCGTGCGGGCGAAGTCGGTCGCGAAGTACGGCGCCCGGTTCCTCGCCGCGATCAACGAGGGCCGCCTCGGCATGGCGAGCACCATGTCGGGCGCGGGCGGCAGCATGGCCGGCGCGGGTGCCGAGGCGGGGCGTGGCCTGTCGGCGGGGCTGCGTGCGTCGGCGGCCGGTGTCGACGGTTCGGCGCGGGTGATGGCAGCTGCCGTGACGGCTGGCGTGAGCGCCGAGCTGGAGATCGCGTCTCCGTCGAAGAAGATGAAGGCCCTGATGAAGGACGTCGGGAAGGGCCTCATCCTCGGGCTGACCGGCGAGAAGTCCAAGATCTCCGCGACCGCGAAGGACCTGGTCCGGGATATCTGGGCGGCGTGGAAGGGCGTCAAGACCAACAAGGACTCGCAGTTGGTCGCGATGGTCACGCGGGACACGAAGAAGCTCCAGGCGCTCGCGACGGCCCGGGACAAGCTCGCCGCGAAGATCAAGGAGGCGAACGAGTACCGGGCCGGGCTGAAGTCCAACGCGCAGCAGGCGGCCGGGCTGTCGAACCTTGGGCTCCAGGACGAGGAGGTCACGGCCGGGAGCATCCAGGCGGGGCTGGCCCAGAAGCTGGCGAAGGTCAACCAGTTCGCCCGCTACATCAGCAGCCTCGCGAAGCGGGGCCTGTCGAAGTCCCTGCTGCGGCAGGTCATCGACATGGGCCCGGACGCCGGGTACGCCTACGCGTCCGCGCTGGCCGGGATGAGCAAGAGCGCGCTGGCTGCGGTCACGAAGACGCAGACGAAGCTCGACACGGCGGCGAACAACGTGTCGGCCATGGGCGCGGACCTGATGTACGACAACGGGCGCAACGCGGCGAAGGGCTACCTGAAGGGGCTCGATTCCCAGCAGGACGCCATCGAGAAGCAGATGGTCAAGATCGCCAAGGCCATGGACAAGGCCATCCGGAAGGCGCTCGGGATCAAGAGCCCGTCGACCGTGGCGGCCGTGTCCGGCGGGTACTTCACGCAGGGCGTGGCCAAGGGCGCGGTCGACCAGCTGCCCGTCCTGGACCGGGCCATGGGCGCGGTCGCCGGGCGGATGGCAGACATGCGCCCGGTCATTGGTCGGCCCGCGTTCGCCGGGGCCGGAGCAGGCGGTCAGGTGATCCACGCGAACATCACGGTGCAGTCGCTGGATCCGCTCGCCGCTGCCCGCGAGGTCCAGAAGATGCTGCTCAAGTTGGGCCGGTCTCAGGGCACGGCCATCACGCTGAAGGTGGGGTGAGTCGTGCCGGTTCTGGTGGAGGCGGGCTGGGGCGGGGTCGTGCAGATGCCTTGGTCGATCACGTGGTCGGACATCACGTCGCGGGTCGACATGGTGCAGGGGGTGACGATTACCCGGGGTGCGCAGGACGAGCTGTCGGAGCCGCAGCCGGGCGGCTGCACCATGACCCTGGACAACCAGGACGGGTGGCTGACCCCGGGCAATCCGAACTCGGGGTACGCCCCGTGGGTGCGCCGCAACGCCCCGATCCGGGTCAGCGCCCTCCACTACCCGACGCGGACTGGGGCCGCCCCGTACCCGCTCGCCGGGCTGTGCGACGAGTTCGACGACCAGCGGATGAACGCCACTCTGTGGACCTCGGCGGGCGGCGCCACCGAAACCGCGGGAGGCCGTCTTCGGCTTCCGGCTGCTTCGGGCGTCACCGCGCGGTACACCAGCCTGCGGCAGTGGACCCTGACCGGATCGCAGGTGACGGTGAAACTGGTCGCACCGCCGACCGCGGGTGGTTCCTCGTCGGCCTACACGAGCCTTTCGCTGGTGTCGGCAACGTCTGGCACGCGCCTGCGCTGGTACGTCAACTCGGTGGCGCGCGACCTGCGCGCCGTGTCCGACGTGGGCGGCAGCGACGGGTCGGCCGTGATCCTCCCCTACGAACCCATCGAGCACGCGTGGCTGCGGATCCGGGAGACCGCGGGCACGGTGTACTGGGAGACCAGCAGCGACGGGTGGGACTGGGTCACCCACCGGTCGCTCAGCACGCCGGCGTGGGTTAGCGCTGACCAGATCGTGGTGGAGCTGGCCGCGTCCAGATCGGGGGGCACCCCGGACTACGCCGAGTGGGACTACCTCGGCGCCGTGGTGCGCCCGCGGTTCTACGGCACGGTCAACGAGTGGCCGGTCAGCTGGTCGGGGCTCGCGAGTTCCGTATCGATTTCCGCGACGGACCTGTTCAAGCGGCTCAACCGGCTGCCCGCGTTGCGGACGTGCCTGGTGGAGGAGGTCGTCTCCAGCCTGCCGCTGGCCTACTACCCGCTCACCGAGCCCGCGGGCAGCACTGCCGCCGGTGATCTGTCCGGCACGACGGCCGGGCCGCTTACCGTGGCGCAGGTCGGCAGCGGCGGCACGCTCGACCTCGGCACAGCGGCGGGCCCGGCCGCCGCCACGGACTCTCTGCCGCTCCTCACTCCGGTGTCGGCGACGGTCGGGAAGCTGCTCACCTCAGACCTCGGGCAGGGGTTCCAGGACGCGTCCTCGCGCGGCTGGTTGCAGATGGAGTGCTGGTTCCAGACGAGCACTGCGAACCGGGTGATCTTCGGAATGTCCGGGGCCGGCGGCATGTCTCAGCAGGTCTGGTCCCTCAACGGCTCCGGGGCCTTGCAGGCCGAGTCCGGGTGGGGCGGGTTCCTGTCCGTATCTACCGTGGCCAGCGGCAACTTGGCGGACGGGGCGTGGCACCACTTCGTCTACGACGAAATCCTTCAGCAGGTGTGGGTCGACGGGGTGCTCCGGGCCAGTACTCCGGTGACGCTGGCCACGGAGCTCCGGCAGCTGACCGTCGGCGGGTACAAGAACACCCGCCTGTGGTCGGGGTCGATCGGGCACCTGGCCCTGTACGCGGTCCCGTATGCGGCCCCGATCGGCGCGGCCCTGGCCACGCACTACGCGGCGGGTATGACTGCGTACAGCGGCGAGACCGCTGACGTGCGGATCGCCCGTCTCGCGAAGTACGCGGGCGTCAGCAGCGTGACGATCCTCGGCAGCACCCATGACCCGGTCGTCGGGCAGGGCGAAGCTGGCAGCAGCGTCGTGGCCCGGATGCGGGAGGTGGAGACCACGGAGTCCGGTCGCCTGTATGCCGAGCGGGACTACCTCGGGCTGGCGTACCAGTCGCGGGATTTGCGGTACAACCCGGACTCGGTGGACGAGGTGTTCACCATCTCCTACGCCGATCTCGACACCAACGGCGTCGAACTGTCCGACGACGACCAGAAGCTCGTCAACAGCATCGTGGCCACGCGCCCGGGCGGGGCCACGCAGAAGGTGGCCGTGGCCGACTCGGTTCTCGCGTTCGGGCTGTACGAGCAGGACATGACCCTGCTCAAGACCACCGACAACAGCGTGGTCGACGCGGCGTACTGGCGGATCTCCCGGTACGGCAACCCCGCCCCGGAGCTGCGCGAAGTACCCGTCGAAGCGTTCACGATGCCGAGCTATCTCGACATCCTCGACGCCGACATCTCGTCCTACTTCACCGTGTACGAACTGCCGGCTCAGGCGTCGGCGGCGTCGATGCGGGTCACGGTGGAGGGCTACTCCGAGACCCTCGCCGAGAACTCCCACAAGATCCAGTTCCGTACGTCGGCCAGCGCCACCGATTCCGTGTGGGTGCTGGGCGATCCCGTGTACGGGGTCCTCGACTCCACCACCCGCCTCGCCTACTGAAAGGGGCCCTCGTGTCCATCGCCGTCATCCGCGCGGAAACGTTCTACCTCCCCGCACCGCCGCGCCGTGGGCAGCCGCCTATGGACTGGTCCGGGTATCCGGCGGCCGAGCGGGTCTACCTGTACGCCGAGCACCGTATGGGCCGCCGCATCGCCCTGCCGACCGAGACGGTCCCCGACGCCTACTTCGCGCACGTCAACCAGAACCGGTGGGTTGCCTCCTGCGTGTGCGGGTCGGCTGCTGTGGTGTCGCCGGCGGACCCTCGGTACGGGTGCACGGAGTGCGGGTACGGGTGGGCGACGCTCGTCTTCCCCGACGACGTGGACGCGGTGGAGGCGGGTCTGCTGTTGGAGCCGCGCCCGCACCTGCGGAACTGGTGGCATCCGGATGACCCGACGAATCCGTACCGCGAGGAGGAGGTGGCTCCGTGACGTTCGCTCCCAGGCTGTGGGTCGTCGGCGAGGTGGTCTCCGCCGCGATCATGAATCAGGAGGTCCGCGACCAGTTCAACTCGATGTTCGACGTGTGGACGCCGTACACCCCGACGTGGACGTCGTCCGGCACGAACCCGAGCATCGGCAACGGGTCGATCGTGGCCCGGTACATGAAGGTCGGCCGGACCTGCCGGGTGACGCTGCGGCAGACGATGGGGGCGACCACCACCTACGGCACCGGCGCCTACCTGTGGACTCTCCCGTTCACCGCGTCGTCGGCAGCCACGATCGACTACCTCGGTTCCGCGCGTCTGACCGGGGCGGATGCCTGGTTCGGGCAGTGCGTCGCGTCGACCGGCGGCACCCAGTTTTCCCCGGTGTTCCCAGCGTCCGCAACGAACACCCGCTCGGCCACCCAGTCCGGGACGGTGCCCGAGACGCTGGCCGCCGGCCACGTCCTCCGCATGTCCCTGGAGTACCAGACCGCAACCTAGGAGACCGATGGCCACGCACATCCTGACCCCGGCGACCGCCCGCCTGGCGCTGATCTCCTGCGCCATCCGGAACAAAGGGACGGGCTGGGAGCTGATCACCGATGCCGCGCACGCCCCGTCGGGGGTGACCGGAGTGGTGCAGCACCCGGACCACCTGGAGATCAAGCACGCGGTCGGTGCCGTCAAGGTGTCGTCGATGCAGGTCACTCCGGATGAGTACTACGCCGCTCAGGGGCTGCGGTGTGGGGCGTCGGTCGGGCTCGCGCTCAGCCGCGTCTACCTGTACTCCGGCCCGTCAATCACCCCGGTCGACCCGGCTGCGCTGGTCGCCTCGTCGGGGAATCTGTGGATCACCGGGTTCCTGGAGCTGCCGCCTGCCTGACCCACCCCCATATCTCCCGCCCCGTGCCGACCGGCCGGGGCTTCGTCATGTCTGGAGACCTGATGGCCACACCACTGTCCGCCGCCGCGTTCCTCGCGGCCCTGCGCGCCGAGGGCGTGAAGGTCGTGGAGACGACCGGCTGGCGCACCCACAACCGCAATTCGAAGGGCAAGTGGGGACCGGTCCACGGGGTGATGATCCACCACACCGTGACCAAGGGCACCGCGTCCACCGTCGCCCTGTGCCGCAACGGGCACTCCGCCCTGCCCGGGCCGCTGTGTCACGGGGTCATCGCGAAGGACGGGACGGTGCACCTCGTCGGCTACGGGCGGGCGAACCATGCCGGACTCGGCGACGACGACGTGCTGAAGGCGGTCATCGCGGAGAAGGCACTGCCTGCTGACAACGAGGCAAACACCGACGGCAACGCCCGCTTCTACGGCTTCGAGTGCGAGAACCTCGGCGACGGCAAGGACCCGTGGCCGGCCGTGCAGCGCGAGGCGATCGTCCGGGCGTCGGCCGCCCTGGTCCGGGCGCACGGCTGGGGCAAGGCCGGGAACACCTCGGTGATCGGCCACGCGGAGTGGCAGCCCGGGAAGATCGACCCGCGCGGTGTCAGCGGCGGGATGGGCGGGATTCGGAAGGACGTCGCCGAGCGGCTGAAGCATCCGGCGAACTGGTCCCCGGGCAGCTCAAAGCCGCCGGCGCCGAAGCCGCCCACCGACACGGAGCGGATCACCGCTCTGGAGAAGCGCGTCACCGCGCTGGAGAAGAAGTGAGGAAGCCCATGAAGATCAGCAGCGCCGCCAAGGCCATCGTCGGTGGCCTGTCCGCCGGGGCCGCCGCGGCAGTCACTGCCGTGCAGGACCAGGTGGTCACGAGCGGCGAGACCGTGACGATTGTCCTTGCCGTCCTCGGCGCCCTCGGCATCACCTACGCCGTGCCCAACCGTCAGCCCGACTCGGTCACCCCGGGCCGGGGTCTGTGACCTGACCGCATAGTGCGCTGGAGGACCGTGTGGATGCTGCGATGCTCACCGCGCTGGGTGCACTGCTGGCCTCGCCGGTGGCAGCCGCAGCAGCCATCTACGGATCCCGGGGCGCCACACGTGCGTCCCGGGAGGGCGGAGTCATCACCGGATACGACAGCCTCGCCGCGAAGTTGATCGCTGAGCGGGACAAGGCCGAGACCGACCAGGCCACCGCTGAAGCGCGAGCGGCAACCCTGGAGTTGGAAGTCGCGCGGCTGCGGTTCCTCGTCACCCAGCTCGGGGGGACGCCGTGACGCGGACGCAGCATCTCTTCTACCGGCGCCGGGTCCTGCTGTGGATCGCCGCCGCGCTCCTCGCGCTCGGCGGCGGGCTCGCGCTCGCGTTCCTCCAGATCAACCAGGCCGACGCGCGGGCCGGAGTCCTGGCGACCGAAGCCGACCGGCGGGGAGACGCGGTCAGCACCCTCGCCGGAGACGTGCGCACGCTGCGCGCCCAGATCAAGGCGGGCGGGGAGACCCCGGACGCACCGGACCCGGCGGACGCGGTCGACGACCTGCCCGCGCGGGCCGAGGTCCCCGTGCCGATCCCCGGTCCGCCCGGCCCGGCCGGCGCCCGCGGCGAGCAGGGCCCTGCCGGAGAGAAGGGCGAGCCAGGGGCGGCGGCCACACCGTCCCCCGGCCAGGCTGGTGCGACCGGCCGCGCGGGCGCCGACTCCACGGTCCCGGGCCCGGCTGGTGCCCAGGGTCCGGCTGGCCCGCCGGGGGCTGCGGGCAAGGACGGGACGAACGGGAAGGACGGTGTCGACGGGCGCGACGGTGCGCCCGGCCCGGCCTGCCCCGCCGGGTACTCGCTCCAGCCGCCGCCGGGTGATCCGGATGGGCTGATGTGTCGCCGCGATGGTGCGCCGCCGCCGGGGGAACCGGCCAGTACGCCGAGCCCTCTGTCGCGGGCGCTCGACCCGACCCGACGGCAGTATCCCTGAACGACCACGGCCCCCACCGCTACGGCGGTGGGGGCCTTTCGTCATGCTCTGACCTGCGGGTTCATCACTTTGTCAGCACCGACAAAGTGATAAGCGTTTTCACTTTCGAGGCTCCGCGAAAGTGATCACCCCTCCGGATGCCGGACGATCCGCTTCGTCGCCTGCTCCACCTCGTACCGCGAGGCCTTCGCCGCCTTCGCGTGCTCGGTGTACGCCTGCTGCACGGCGGCCGCCGTCTCCACGGTCAGGGCGCCTGCCTGCTGTTCAGCCCACGCCGCGGACTCCAGGGCGATCAGGGACTCGGGGATGTCGATATCTGCCACGGCCGGATCGTACGTCCGTACGCCCTCCCGCCGGCCACCGGCCCGCCGTACCCTGGCGACCACGGCACCAGCCAGACGGAGGGGCACCACGATGGACGCAGACCTCACCACCGGCGAGCGGATCCGCGTGCTGCGCGAGTCGCGCGGCATGTCCCGCCCGGTTCTCGCCCAGCTGTGCGGGCGCGGCGTCGAGTGGCTCAAGAAGATCGAGTCCGGCGAGAGGGAACTCACGTCCCATCCGCTGCTGCTCCAGCTCGCCGCCGCCCTCCAGGTCGCCGACCTCTCCGTTATCACCGGCACCAACACCCCGGCCGCCGCCGCCACGGTGCCGCTCGGCCGACTCGCGCACCCGGGGATGCCGGACATCTGGTCCGCGGTTATGACCCGGTCGCTCACTACGGCTCCCGCAGGGCCGGTCGATCCCGCCGCGTTGCAGGGGCGGGTGGACCAGACGTGGCGGCTGTGGCACACCTCCGCCCGGAACCGGACCGAGGTCGGGGCGCTGCTGCCGGGGCTCATCCGGGACGGGGAGCACGCGGTACGGACTCTGGACGGGGAGCAGCGGCGCCGGGCGCAGGTCGCCCTGTCGGACGTCTACCGGCTGACCGGGCAGGCCACCGCGTACGTGGCCCCGGCCGAGCTGGCGTGGGTGGTCGCGGACCGGGCGCTCTCGGCGGCGCAGGCAGCGGACAACCCGGCGGCCATAGCGGCAGCCAGCTGGAACCTCGGCAACATCTTGAGGGAAACGGCGTACCCGGAGGAGGCCCTGCGGGTCGTCGAGGAGGCTGCCGACCTGATCCGCCCACACCTCGACGGAGCGCCGGAGGACTGGCGCGGGATCTACGGCGCGCTCCAGCTCCACGCCGCGGTGACCGCCGCCCGGGAGGGCAGGGAGGGAGACGCGTGGCGGTACTGGGGGCGAGGTGATCAGGTTGCGAAGTCTCTGCCGCAGAACTACCTGCACCCGAGCACGGTGTTCGGCCGGGCCAACGTGGACTTCCACGCCGTGTCGGTGGCGACCGACCTGAAGAAGTCGCAGAAGGCGATCGGTCTGGCCGACGACATCGACCCCGACATCATGCCGTCTGTGGAGCGTCGGGCCCGCCTGTGGGTGGAGGTTGCGCGCGGGCATCTCCAGCGCGGGGACCGGACGGCGGCGCTGCACGTGATGCAGATGGCGCACCGCATCGGGGCGGAGACCGTGTCGTACACCCCGTCTGCCCGGACGGTCGCGGCGGACCTGTGGCGGAACAGCCCCAGGTCGATGCGCGCGGAGACGTCTCGGCTGGCGGAGGCGGTCGGCATCGCTACCGCCGGGTAACAGGTACAACCGGGGACACAGGTACAACCTGTACCTGTTCCCCCTTGCGAGGCCCTTTACGGTGGCGTCCCGTCATCCACGTAGGGGGCCTCATGTCCGTCATGACCTGGCACGCGTCGCCGCAGTGCGCCGCGTTACCGATCGGCGACCCGACCACCGGCGAAGTCCGCGTGCCCGTCGCGCTGTACGACCTCGATGTTCTCCAGGCAGAGGTCCCGCTCGTGCTGTCCCGCACGGAGGCCGAAGCTTTGCGCGACCGGCTGGACATGCTGCTCGCCGGGACGTTGGTCCCCGTGCCGGCCGGGGGGACGCGGTGACCGGGCAGGTGCAGGCGCACCTCGCCGCCGTGGACCGTGCCGTACAGACGGCCTACACGGCGTTCATCCAGCACACCCAACTCTGCGCCCCGTGCCGGAAGGACGGCGCTGACTGCGCCACGGCGGCCACGTTGCGGCAGGCGTGGCGGGACGCGAAGACGGTGGTGCCCGCGTGA